TGTTTGTGCTTCCCGTAACCACTGTGGCTCCAAGCGCAGTGCGTTCAAGAATTTCCAAAGCCATGAATGGAACTGACCCACCAAAAGATATAGCATCCCAAATTGCAACAGTTGTTCCTACAGGAATATTTTTTCCACCACCAGAAGGATCTAGCGCAAAGTTGGCTGTGTTAGGACTAGAGTAAGTATTTGTTGTTTGACTAACAAACGTACCCAGAGCAGAACTATATTTTTTAACTCTAAGAGCCACGCCGTTGTTGGCTGCACTCATGTTGTTCCATACAGAACCTGTGGGTGCTGGTTGAGTTTGTCCTACTGCCCAGCGAGGTGCTTGATAGCTGTAGGATGGTAGGTATGTTGGTGTGTAATATACACCAGCAGTGATACCAAGTGCTGACAACAATCCTGCGGTACTGGTGATATCAATTTCAATTGCGCCTCCCACTAAACTGCTAAGGTCAGGAGTAGTTAGCGAATTTCCAGTTAATTGTAATCTTCCTGCACTAGTAACACTTGATGTAACTCCCGCAATTGCTGCAGAATTAATGGCGTTTGACAATCCAGTTACTGTATTGTCAGTAGATGCCGGAACAGCTACCGACGTTCCATTGATTACAATTGTATTGCCAGCAGTGAGACTTGTAGGAGCAAGAGTTCCTGTCAGTGTAGGCCAAGATTCTTTCCAATCGTCTGATCCAACTAAAACCCATGCGTTTGACGAGTTTTTGTAATAGCCAGGGTTTGTAGGAGACACTGCGCTGATTGCGTAATCACCAATGCTACCAATGGTGGCATCTGGTGTAAAGTTATCATTGTCAAAGTCTTCAACATCTGCTGGGTCTGTGATAACAATAGGAGTTTTTACGGTGAATGTGTTGGTGGTTTGATTCCACTCTTGGATTCCCCACAAACTTGTTGAAGTGTCCAACCAGTAGTCACCGTCATTGGGATTGCCTGTTGGACGCACTAGACTAGCAGTGAGTTCTGCCAAATCTATATCAGCACGTTGTACATAGCAACGATTGGTAATGCCCAATGCTGAATAAGCAGCCAGCAAGCCATATTCGTTGAGTTCGTAGCCGTTGATTGGAGTACCTGTTGTGGTCTGATAGAAGAACGGCACGCCAAATGTGGCAGCCAAATCTCTTTGACTTGTAATGAGATACGTTTTATTGGCATTTGCAGCCAATGTTCCAGCGGCAACTGTCACGCCGTCTGAACTTACTTTATTCTGCGCAGTAGCGATTAAAAAATACGGTACTGTGTTAACAGCAGAAGGGATATACTGACTTTCGTCAATAACTGTTACTTCTACGCCTGGTGATACTAGAGCCATGGTCAATTCCTTTTCAAGATACAATATTTATAGGTATATTCAAAAAAGGCGCCGTTACGGTGCCCTTTGGCAAAGGTCCTGCCGCTAAATACCGTATGAGACCCATTTGCCCAGCCTGCAATCAACGACCATGCGCCGTAAACTACACTCGAGATGGTATCACCCACTATCGGGGTCGTTGCGATAGTTGTACTAGAAAAAACCGTGGTGTAAAAGCAAGAAAGCCCCGCTGGGAATCTGCAGGGTTCAAAAAGAAACTGACTTGTGACCGGTGCGGGTTTAACGCTAGATACTCAAGCCAGATACTTGTATATCATGTGGATGGCGATTTAAACAACACTGGAGTCAAGAATCTAAAATGTGTTTGTCGCAACTGTGTTGAGGCCATCAACAAAAGCGACTTGCCGTGGAAGCCTGGAGATTTAACTGTGGATCTGTAACAGTGTGGTCATCAGTTCACGGGTATTTCGTCGCAGGTCTTCAAGTCCGCCGTTGTTGTCAATCACATAGTCAGCCATCCAAATTTCCAAACTCATGCTAGAACGATCTTCTGCTGGCAAATAGTCACTTCGATCGACCCAAATAGCATAATCAAACACTTGTGTGTTGCGCATGGCGTGAAACTCGCTCTTGTTACGCAAACCGCAATAGATTGAATTTTCGGCGAAAATTTCCCTGCCTAGTCTAGCATAGTCATCCCGGCAGTAAGCATGAATCATGTCATACCATTCTGCTCTGTGATTGTGCCGATCTTCAAAACACTGCTCATACGTGGTGTATCCGTACTTGTGTTTGAGTTCGTCGTAGATAAACTTTTCCGCACAAAAGTCCGAACTGGATCGAAAACTGTAGCCAAATTCTTCACGTAGAATATCGCATACAGTGTCTTTGCCGTGTCGAGCGTTGCCAATAATAAGCAGTTTAGGAAGTGTCATTTAAGTGAAGTTACGTTAAGATGATCTAGTGTGCGCTGTAGCATGCCGATTTGTCTACGACAGTCTTCTAGAGCATGGTGGCTTGTGGGCGGGATGGGCTGATCTGGCCACAGGCTGAACACTGTGCGGCTGTCTCGCACCATGTAGTATTTCCAGGGCAAGGGTTTGTGATAGCTTTTGTAAGCATGCTCTAGAATGTTCATGTCGTATGTGGGACCTTGTGCCCATATTCTGTTGGAGTGCCAAATCAGCCGGCCCAGTTCATCTAGAGCTTGATCAAGTGGTATACGGCCTTCTTCTGCAAAGGCTTCGTCCCGAACCACAGCAGGTTGCGTGGCCCACCATTCAATCGTGCTTTGATCAATTGCACGATCTTCTTGACTTTCTAATGTAATTCTTGCATAGTAACTTTGGCCAGAATGGCCTTGTCCAAACGGGTCAAAGCTCTGGGCCGCAATAGTTAAAATGCAGGTATCTGGGCCTGTTGCAAGCCCTTCTAAGTCGATCATCAAGTCCATGTGTTATTATAACACAAAACTTGTGTGTAAGCAATCTACTGGTTAACCAATTACCCAAGTGAGTGGTTGGCTTGCATCCACATAGTTCTTGAGCTGATCTTCTAGAGCAATAATAGCTTCTTTGGCTTCGGTTTTCATTGCGGCGCCGTTTAAGGTACCACCTCCCTGTGGCCCAGCAATTGAACCAAACTTCTCACGTGCTTCGCCAATGATCATTTTACAGTTGGCAACCATGTAGTCTTTGATCCATTGGCTAATCTGGAAGTCTTGTAGCAGATTGATTTCAGGTTTTAGATTATAGGTCCAAAGCAACACATTTTCACCAGTACCTTTTGGATCGCGGATCAACTGGATTTTCTTTGTGACAGAGTTGTAGGTGTAGTTCATGTAACCGCCAAACATACGTGCGGCTAGTTCAACATACTGGCTGTAGAAGTCATATGTAGCAAGACCGCCTGCTACGTTGAAGTTCATTAGATACACGTTTAAACTGGCTTGTGCAAACGGATCAAAGTTTGATGCAAACGGGCCTGTTGCATCGCCAAACGTTCTACGGAATACTTGTCGCACACTTACTACTTCTTGCGGCAACTGATAGATGCTGACATCTTTGACCAGTTCCATAAAGCTGTAGCTTTCTTCGTAGGCGTTACTGGCCCGTTGGCGATAGGTGCCCAGAGTTTTTTGATAAGCGGCTTCGTAGTGAGCAGGGTCCAACTCGATATCAACAATTTGATCACCGAGTTGGAGTTTTACGTATTCTACTAAGTTTTGCTTGAGTGTCTCAAGCGAGTTTTGTTGCTGTTCTGCCATTGGGGGACTCCGTCCCCTTTATTTACCAGCTTTTGAGAATGATCAAGTTCTCTGTACCACGTCCGTTGAACGGTGTTTCTGTTGTGGTCAAGTCCTTGTAGATCTTTCTTGCGGCTGGTTTACCTGCGGCACCCAGAGCTTTGAGTACGTCTGCTGGTTTGCGCACAGTTTTTTGCTGGCTTTCTACGGTGCTGTACCCAATGATAGAGTTGGACTTTATAGTAAAGGCCTGCGTATGGCTGTCAGCCACCAGGTGAATCAACTTGCGTTTTTTAGTATCATACAACCAGGCTTCTGCTTTGTCCACCAAACTTGCGGCAGGCAAACCCTTGAGCTTGAGCTCTGCAAATTCCATAACATGCTTGAACTTTGCGGCACGTTTCTCTGGTGGCACTGCCTTGACCTTGCGTGGTTTGCGCTCAACCTTTTTAATCTGCACATAGGCGCCACAGTCTGAGATCACAAGTTCACAAAATTTTACACAATTCCGTAACTGTACTTTGCTCAGATAACCGTAACCTTGTACCAAGTCGGCATCTTTGCCTGCCACTGCTTCTTCAAACTCCACAAGTTTGCGTGTCCAAATTTGTTTGATGTCATTGACCATTTGTGGCGCAATGTTCATTGAACGCATGAGCATCACTGGTTTGTAGTCTGCGTTGAGCTTGGCGCCTGACGCAATAAACTCGTCAAACAAGCCATCCATTTCACCTGCGCATTCTGATACTTTGTCACGCAGACGATCCTGGATGGTAATTCGAGGCACTGCATCATCGGCTGTCACTTCTTCTGTGACTTCATCTTGCTTGGATTCTAGAATCTCTTTTAGCAAGTTGTCCAATTTGATCTGTTCTTGATCTGTGAGCTCTAGTCCTACCAGGCTCATACGGCACAACCAGCCTGTGGTCAATCGGATAGAGCTGTCGGGAATACGTTTAAGGGTGCGTACATCTGCTTTGCGGTCATGTGCTTCCAAGTAAGCCACAATCATCTCGCGAGCATCTTTTTTGCCATAAAAGTAGTTGTACCAAGAAAACGCATGACTAAAGGCACTGATGCGGTTGTCTGTGGGCTGGCGAGTCCACGTGGGTTCCATGCCCATGGCATTGGTATCCGCACTACGTGGATTTAGGGGCTTGACCGGTTTTGTTGCGACTTTCATACGTTCTCCAAAAAGCAATAACTGTAATTATAACAGGGATTGAGTTTTATGTCAATCCCGCTAAAAAGTGTTGTTTTTAGAACACAGTGCCGCGAAACTGCTCGTAATCGTAGAATGCTACTAAAGTACTATCTCGAAAGTAAACAGTAATGCCGCCCAAATCCTCACGAGCGTCCCAGCCCGTTTGTTCCAAAATAACATTAGTGGCACGAACTTCCAGCTCGTCCATTAAGTCCTCGCCTGTATCCTTGTAACTTTGCAGGGCTTCTGCCTCATAATCTAAAGTGTATACTTCAGTATTATTAATTTGTGCGCTTTGTGCATCCGTAAGCATTGTGGCTCCTTGTGTAGTTAAGTCCTAATTATAGCAGTTTGGGAATATTCAGTCAACCAAAATACTATAAATAACAACATGCCACGCCTAAGCCTATACCGCCCCAATCGAACCCGCGACTAC